TATTACCCCTCAGGCACTGCTAACGCTACTGCTTACGTGGTAACTGACCCCGGTGTAACCTTCCAAGTACAGGCTGATGGAGCTATTGCTCAGACTGCTTTGGGACATAACGCTCCTTTGACTGGCGCACAGCATGCAACTACTTCTGTAAATACGACTACTGGTAAGTCTAATGTTGCATTGGATGCTACTACTGCTACCGCTACTAAGGCATTTAAAGTAATTGGTTTTGTAACCAAGACTGGTTCTGCCATTGGAGACGCTAAGACTGATGTTTTAGTTAAATTTAACCTACCGTACCATCAAATGGGTACCGGCATTGTAGGAGAATAATTATATGGCTATTTCGAGAAGTCAATTACTTAAAGAGCTACTCCCCGGATTAAACGCATTGTTTGGTTTGGAGTACGCTAAATATGGCGAAGAGCACAAAGAGATTTTCGAGACTGAAAACTCTGACCGTTCTTTTGAAGAAGAAACTAAACTGTCTGGTTTTGGCTCTGCCCCAACCAAGTCAGAAGGTTCTGCAATTGAGTACGATAACGCGCAAGAAGCTTTCACTGCACGATACACGCATGAAACTGTTGCTATGGGTTTCGCAATTACTGAGGAAGCAATCGAAGATAATTTGTATGACTCCTTATCTGCTCGTTACACTAAAGCATTAGCTCGCGCTATGGCTTACACCAAGCAAGTTAAAGCGGCTACAGTTCTAAATAATGCTTTTGCTACTACTACCTATGGAGACGGAAAAGTACTTTGTGCTACCGATCACCCTCTAGTTAGCGGCGGAACTAACTCAAACCGTCCAACGGTTGCATCTGACCTTAACGAAACTTCTTTAGAAGCTTCTGTTATTCAGATTGGCGCTTGGACTGATGAGCGTGGTTTGAAGATCGCTGCACAGCCTAAAAAACTCATTATCCCATCAAACTTGCAATTTGTTGCAACTCGTTTGCTTGAGACTGAGGGGCGTGTTGCCACTGCGGACAACGACATCAATGCTCTACGCAACAACGGCGCTATCCCACAAGGATACGCGATTAATCATTATCTAACCGATACTGATGCGTGGTTCTTGATGACTGACGTGCCTAACGGCTTAAAGCACTTTACTCGTTCCCCAATGGCTACATCTATGGATGCAGACTTTGACACTGGTAACAGTCGTTATAAAGCTCGTGAGCGTTATTCATTTGGCGTTTCTGATCCACTGGGTATCTTCGGATCTCCGGGGGCGTAAGGTAACGTGTTTTACTAAGGGAGCTTCGGCTCCCTTTTTTATGTTTGACGTAAAGACAGATACTGTGATATGTTCTTTTTTATATCGGGAAACAATCCGGTGAATCTGACAGGCCCGACTGACGACATGTAGACAGATTTGCTTTAACTCACATGTGAGAACTATATTATGGCTAATACTACATTTAATGGAGCAGTACGCTCCGAAAACGGTTTCCAAGTAATTTCTAAAGCCGCTGATACTGGCGTGGAGACTACAAAATCAACTATTGACTCTAGCGGTAACTTTACTACTGATGGCGCAGTCGCTGACCATAAACAAGTAATTCGTCAAACAACCTACACTGACTGGAACGATGCTGCTCTTACACTTACTACTTCTGCAAACGGAGCAGTAATTTTATTTGATAAAGATGAGGCTACTACAGTCACACTACCAGCAGTTACTGCTTCTGACATCGGTGTGCAATTTATTTTTGTTGAAACTGTGGCTTCTGACAACCTAAGGTCTGTTGTTACTGCTTATGACAATGATTATTTTGTTGGTGGTGTGCAACTAGGTACTACAGCCGCAGAAAATGGAGCTAAAGGTTTTATTCCAACAGGTGGAACTGACACAACTATTAAGTTTGATGATAATCTAGCTAACGGTGCAGGTTCTTTAGGCTCTACTGTAACTCTAACAGCCGTGCTTACAGGTAATACTGGCGCAGGTGGTGGAGCTAAGTTGGCTTGGTTAGTAACAGGTTCTATGGGTACAGCAGACGACAATTCTACTGGCGCAGCAATCTTTGCATAATAGGAGACTATCATGGGATCATTTAGCTCCGATGTACAGGCTATAACAAAAGCTGGAAACCAAACTGTAGTGTTGGGTGTAGGCCCCGCTCGTATACGTCAGATACAGATAGTTGGCGCTGCTAGCGGTACAGGAAGTCTTGTTGTTAAAGATGGCGCAGGTGGTTCTACTGTTCTTACTATGACAATTCCTACATCCGCAGCCACAGTGCATTCTATTAACATACCCGCAGATGGTATACGTTGTACAGACGATCCACAGTTAGTTTTGGGTGATGGAATAACTCAAGTAACTGTGTTTTATGCGTAAGTATTATAGAAAAGGTGGCGGAGTGGGCATGAAAGGTATGTCCATTAAAAGTGGTGATAAGCGCCCCACTAAATCTGGCGCGGGTATGACCAAAAAAGGCGTAGCTAAGTATAGAAGGAACAACCCCGGATCTAAGTTACAAACCGCGGTTACTGAAGACAAACCAACTGGCAAGCGAGCAAGTAGACGAAAGTCTTATTGCGCTCGTTCTGCTGGACAAATGAAAAAGTTTCCTAAAGCAGCTAAAAACCCTAATTCAAGGTTGCGGCAAGCTAGGAGACGGTGGAAATGCTAGGAGAATATCGTGACTAATAGTAGAAGTGCAATGTCAAAACAAGTGAGTACTGGTAAAAAATCAAAAGATTATTCAAAAATGACCCCTGAAGAACAGGCTAAATTTGAATTTGATATTATGACTCAAAACTTAAACCTCAGCCCTAAAGAAAAAGCGGCTAAAAAGAAACAGGAGCAAGAAATGAAAATGAAAGACAAAAAAATGCCCAAGGCTATGCCTAAGATGAAAAAAGGCGGGATGACGATGCCTAAGTATCAACGAGGGATGATGGTCGGAGGAAGAAAAGAGATTAGGGAAGCTGACGCACCAGAGTCTGGCCCTATTAGAGGTTTGGGAGTACCTCGAAGGAAAAACCCTAAAGGGCCAGCTCCTTATGATGACTCTGGAACTGGATTAGGTACAGGGCCAAAGCCTCCAATGGGTGGCCCAATGCCCCCAAAGAAAAAACGCGCTCCTACGGGTAGAGGCCGAGGCCGAGGTAGCAAGATGCCTATGATGAAGCACGGCGGTAAAGTTCGCGGATGTGGTATAGCAAAACAAGGTGTCCGTAAGGCTAAAATGGTAACAATGAAGGGTTCATAATGCGTAGGTATTATAAATCTGGCGGAAAAATATGTGCTAAAGGTAAGGCTTGGGCCAAACGAACTTTTGATACATATCCTTCTGCATATGCAAACATGGCAGCTTCAAAATACTGTAAAGATCCTAATTATGCAAAGGGGTCAAAAGGTAAGAAGTAATGGGCGACCTTAAAAAATGGGTAGACCAAGACTGGGTTAGAATCGGTACAGACGGTAATATTAAAGGTAAGTGTGGTACGTCTAAAGATAAAAAAAACCCAGACAGATGTTTACCTAGAAGTAAAGCGCAATCGCTTAGTAAAGGCGAAAGAGCGTCTACAGCCAAAAAAAAGAAACGCGCAGGAGCAAAAGGAAAAACGGTAGTAAAAAATACAAAACCCGCTACTGTTAAATTGCGCAGAGGTGGGCTTGCTAGAGGCAAACGGTCTATTGCTAAAGGGTGTGGACAAGTAATGAGCAACAGACGTAAAAAAACACTTTATGTTTAAGGTATAAACAATGCGTAAAAAATACGGTAAGACTAAAGAAATAACTAAACGACAGAAAGAAACACTTAAAAAACATTCTGTACGTCATAGCAAAAAACATATGTCTAAAATGAAAAAAGCTATGCAATTAGGAAAGACTTTTAATCAAGCCCACAAAGACGCTATGAAAAAAGTAGGTAAATAATGACTACATCAGGTACTACTGCATTTAACATGGAGTTTACAGAAATTGCTGAAGAGGCATTTGAACGCGCAGGGCGTGAAATGCGTTCAGGGTATGATCTAAGAACTGCTAGAAGGTCTATGAATTTGTTAACTATAGAGTGGCAAAATCGTGGAATTAATATGTGGACTATAGATAATGGAACTGTAGATCTTGTAAAAGGCCAAACTACTGCTTATGACCTTCCTACAGATACAGTGGATTTGTTAGAACACCAAATACGAACTAATCAAGGCAATACAGCTACTCAGTCTGATCTTACTATAAGTCGTATAAGTGTAAGTACATACGCTTCAATTCCTAACAAGTTAACACAAGGTAGACCAATTCAAATTTATATAGAGAGGCTTCGTGATCGTCCTAAGTTTCATGTATGGCCTTTACCAGACAATAATGACTACAAACTATATTATTGGAGAATGAGGCGTATTGAAGATGCCGGTAGTGGTGTGCAAACCGCAGACATGAATTTTAGGTTTTTTCCTTGTTTAGTAGCAGGGTTAGCTTACTATATATCTCTTAAACTGCCTGAAGCTGTAGAGCGCGTACCTATGCTAAAAGCAATGTATGAAGAACAATTTGAATTAGCCGCAGCGGAAGACAGAGAAAAAACTTCTGCTAGGTTTGTACCTCGTATGAGTTATCAATAATGAGTAACAGATTTGCTTCTAATAAAATAGCCATAGCTGAATGTGATATTTGTGGATTTCAGTACAAATTACGAGAATTACGTAATTTAATTGTTAAAGATAGAGATACAAACTTAAAAGCGTGTATTGAATGTTGGGAGCCTGACCATCC